TTGTGTTAGATGGGTTATTATCTATGTTTGGAACCATTAGTGAACCAGAAACCATACAAGCGGTAATATCATCATCACCTAATATAGTATTATATTCTCCAATCTGAGGTGCTCCTGTTGATTTTTCCAACCAATAAGCGTATGTAATACCACTACCACCTTGTACTAATAATGTATCTGCATTACATAAATCTAAACTTGATGTATCTAATACGGTATTAGGATATGCATATCCTTGGTTTCCTAATGTTGCATTTGATGATGTTACAATTTCTCTAGCAACTATATATCTTGTATATCCTGAACTATGTGTAAAACTTCTTGTTTCAAAATATGGGTCAATATATGTTACAGAAACTGGATTTGTAATTCTATCCACATAATATGATTGTATCACCGATGTTGCAGTTGGTGTTGGTGTTGGAGTATTTGTTGGTGTTGCAGTTGGAGTTGGCGAACTTGTTGGAGTAGGAGTAGGAGTAGGAGGTACTTCATGTCCTAAACCATAACACCATGTATCTGAATAAGGTAATCCATCAGAATAAGTTCCAGTCATTATTACATTGGTAATTTCTACTACTACATTAATACCATCATAATACCAAAGAACTGTTGAAGAAATAGGAGTATATGATAATGTAGCAAATGAACTTCCACCACTATCGTATATTCTAACATTATTTAATAATGCATAAGGAACATATTGAGTAGGAGATGATTGTCCAGTTAAATAAGTAACTAAAGCAAATGCATTATATGCTTGACTTGAACCTACCCAAGTTGATTTATGAATTGTACTACTTGTTTTTTGAATTTGATGATATCCAAAATTTACACAAGCCGGTGTTGGGGTTGGTGTAGGCTGAGTAGTGGCAGTAGGTGTGGGTGTAGGTGTAATACTTGGGTCATATGTTGGGGTTGGTGTAGGCTGAGTAGTAGCAGTAGGAGTAGGTGTTGGTTCTATTGACCCACTTACTACTGAATTTATACAAACTCCTTTAGATTTTAACTGATATCCATTAGAACCTTCATCAACATTAGCAACAGTAGATGCACCTACATAAGGTAGATACAAATTAGTTGAATCAACTGATGAGGTAAATGATAATCCACCATTTAACGAATAGAATAAATCAAACAATGGTCCTGCATCATTCTTTTCGGTTAAAGTTACTTTTACTGTTTTTGTTGCCATAGTTTATTCTTCTCTGTTAATGAATTCTATCCACTCTAAATTATCTTCATCCCAAATATAGGTATTACCATCTTCTGGATATGGTATTGGTGCTTCCCATTTCCAAGTTTCTTCATTTAATATCCAACTTACAAAGGGTTCGGGTGAATAAAATACATCATTAACCTCATCATAAGTGTATCCTATACCTGCATAATTTGCTCTGATATTATTATTGTATGATGTTTGTATCCAAGTTCCATTTAAACCAAGAATATTATTAATATAATCTTGTCCTTCATCTTCGTATTGATTATCAATTACGATTACTTCTGTTACTATTGTATCTACTACGTATGCGAAATGTGCCATAATTTATCCTATATAAGTTCCACTTGATGTAAATGTATGATAAGTGTAAGTTCCATCGGTTGTTACAGTTCCACCTAAACCTTTTTGTGAACCAAGGTATCTGATAATAACTTTACCACTACCACCGGCTCCACCAGTCCAAGTAGCGTTCAGTTGTCCACCTCCACCACCACCACTATTAATAGTAGCTGCAGTTCCATCTAAAAGAGCATCAACTGCTCCATTACCACCACCATTTTGACCAAGTCCTTGGTATGCTGAACTAATTACACCACTATAAGCTCCACCACCACCGCCGGCTACACTTCCTAAGACAGGGTTAATAATACCTGTACCACCATCACCACCTTTTACAGGAGATGTTGAGTTATAATCATCACCATCAGAGGTATAACCTCCACCACCTCCACTAGCGATATATACACCCGATGACCTATCACCACTACCACCATCGAAATAACCAGTACCACCTGCAACAGGTGAAAGAGAATTACCTGCACCTCCACCACCATTACCAATTATATTAGTTCCAAATAAACCATTATTACCAACAGAAGTATTTGTTCCACCACCTCCACCTGCACCTATATCTAAAGTGTAGATACCTGAAGTAATTGAAGTATTAGTTCCATCAGAACCAAGTGCACCACCTGCTCCAATTATAATAGAGTAAGAAACACCACTAGTTATGTTTGTAGTCTCTGTGAAGAAACTACCACCACCACCTCCACCACCTTGTGCAGAACCTCCACCTCCACCACCAGAAACACCATAGATATCAGTACTGTATATACCTGTTTCACAAGAACTACAATTAGAATAAGTTCTCATTACATAATATTGACAATGAGTATCTATTGAAGCAGTATCACATAAGGTATAACAAGCGTATTTACCGAAATCATTATCAAATTGTACATTAACAACCTCTCCTAAACTATGTGAAGTTGTTGATACAATAAATTTACTATCACCATATGGGAAATCACATGAAGTTCCATAATAACCAAACGCTGCAGTTGCAGTAGGTGTAGGAGTTGGTGTTGCCGTAGGAGCAATAGTAGGAGTTGGTGTTGGAGTAGCAGTTGGACTCGTAGTTGGAGTAGGAGTTGGGGTACTACTCGCAGTTGGAGTTGGTGTTGCGGTTGGACTCGTAGTTGGAGTAGGAGTAGGAGTTGGTGGTGGAACAACTTGTAAACTCCAAGTTAATGCACTATAATCAACACCAGGAGTTCCTTCACTACTCATATTAACATCCCAATTATAATCACCAATTGCTATACCATCACCAAAATAACTTGCTATTTCATAAGCAGTATTATCAGTAAGAGTTCCATTTATAAAATATCCTTCATCAAAAATACTTGCTGTAACATCAAAAGACCAACTTAAAGTAGTATATCCTAATGTATTAATATTGTTGATTGTAGAATCAAATGTGTGGATACTACCAGATGTTAAATTCGTTTCACTAATAACAGGAGGTATGCTATAATTAGAACCTGATGAACTATTTAAATTATAATATAAATCTACATAATTAATATCAGCAGGTGAATTAGTTAAATCCCAAACTACTCTTACATCAATATCTGCAGCAGTAGGTGTAGGAGTTGGACTACTCGTTGGAGTAGGAGTTGGGGTAGGTGTAGGTACAATTGGAGTAATCGTTGGTGTTGGGGTTGGTATACCCGTTTCCGTTGGTGTAGGAGTAGGTGTATTCGTTACCTCAATCTCAAAATCAAAATTACAATCCAATGCATAATAAGATGGAAACAATCGTAGTAATTCTACGGTTGCTACATCATCATGAGTTACATTAAATCCTTCTATCTTATTTATTCTATATCTTTGATTCTTAATGAACACTTGGTCATTTAACTGAATGTTCTTGTAATCATCAGCATTAAACTTAACATCTAAAGTTAGTTTACTTGCTCCTTCCCAATAAATGGAATCAATATATAATTGCCAATGATTAGCGAAGTTATCAACACCATTACTTGGATTAAATGAAAATGGAATTAACTTAGCATACTCATTGTTAAAATGTAAATCTCTTGTTACTGATTCAGTTACAGGTAAATCTGAAAAGTTAGAAATGGTTGCATATGAACCAGTTACTCCAATTGGGAATGCATCTGGTACTCCAATATAGATAGGAGAACCATTAGGAATACTTAAAGTATTTTTATATCCAATACGTGGTCTAAACTTGTAAGATTTTTGTTTATTATTTTCAAACTTATATAAGTGAGGTAATACAAAAGTAGAACCTTCATATAAATCATAGGTTGGTAAATTATCATCATCTAAAGAAGAAGAATCAGTTTGTGAACCTAAGATAACAGGTGCAAAGAATGAACCAATAGATTTATTACCTTGTGATACAGTATTATCTGCAATTACTCTTTGAGTTCCGTATTGATAATTTGGGAATGTTTCTACTGATAATTTAGAGAATCTATCACTATCATCTGCATTCTTTAACAATATCTCTTTAGGTTGTTCTGCAACAGTATGAACTAATGCAGTTTTTTCTGCTACATTCCAAAACTCTGTCCAATCTTTTTTCTCTCCACTCGATACCCAATCATTGAAAGGTTCAATGTGAATTAAATTCTTTTGGATTGCATCAGGATATAATATCAAGTTAAATTGTTCAATCAATCCTTGAATGAAATCAATTGATTTAGTAGTTGCATCCCATTGTTGAGACATATCTACTGTAACTCCTTCTGTTGAAGATGGTGCTTTATTTACATTGAAGTAATTACTATAATTTAGAATGTTTAAGTTATTAGATGCACCACTACCACCTGTATGTTCTATCTTAACTCTAACTCCATAAGTTAAACCTGCTGTAATACCACTTTCAAAAGTTCCTTCTAATGTTTGTAAAGGAGAACTTGATACCGTTAAATCTACTGAATTAAGAGTTTCGGTTCCACCAAAATTGTTTATCAATTGTAAGGTAACCTTTACATTAGCAGTAGCAGTTGCTGGGTTAGTAAAAGTTATTTGAGAACTAAATGAATAATCCCCAAGTATTGGAGTGGTGTATAAGTAAGTTGAGGTATTGTAATTATCACCTGGATCTGATATCTCTGAATTGAATTGAACCAATGCAGTAGAAGCTCCACCACTTGGTGTAACACCTGCAACTAATTGGGTATCACTTTTTACTATTTGGATAGTATTAACACTTGAACCTGCAACTCCTAATCCTTCTTGTGATTTTGGTAGTACATATAATTTGTTAAAATCTTCTGTATCTAAAAACTCACTTGTATATGTAAATCCTACTTGTTCAAAGATAACATCTACCACATCTTTTAATTTGATTGCTGGTAGAAATTGTTTTGCTAACATTGGTGTGTTGATATTATTTATCACACCAGGAGCAGGAAAATCATCACCTACTCTGTAATCATTATTTAATTGAATTCTTGGTTGAGTAGGGAATTGAGTTACATCATCAGTTCCATAATCAACAAGTGGATAAAATACAGACCCACTTAAAAGATTATCACTCCATGAATCTACAATAGAAGCAGAAGATATGATGTGTTCGTATTCAGACCAATCACCATCCTTTAATAATTTAGATGCCAACCTATCCTTGAATTGTATTACTGAATCAGATACTTGAACATTATATTCTGTAAATCCATTCTTCTCACTTGTAATAACTTCTATAAGTTGTAATTGTCCTTGTAAGAGAGTTTCTCCATCTTTAATGATATATGCATCTACTGTATTGTAAAAGCCTGGGATATCACTCACACCAATTTGATATGCGTGATTAAAGAACCTATTGTTTCTTTTAGTGCCGGGTAAAGTAAAAGTTTGAGAACCTATACCATAAAATTCACCTATTGATGTATTCTCTACTGCTGACATGTTTATTCTCAATGGAATGTTATCAGCAACATCTAAATCGTAGGTCTTTCCTTCAAATAAAACTCTTACTATTAATCCGTTCATTATATACTATATCTTTGGTTAGAGAACTTATATTCTATATCGTATTGGAATACTCTTTGGTTCTTAGGATTGGTTTTCCAAACATAAGATGAGTTGGTTATATTAATTGGAACAAACTCAACATTTCCATTAGAGAATCCGTATTTCAATTTTGTATTGTTAATCTGTATAAACACGTTTGGTGATTCTATCAAATCCTTAACAAAGTATGCAGTATCATCAGTTAAAAATTGAGTAGAGATTACATACTTATCCATTGTCATACTTCTGTAATAATCTGTACCTCTATTCATCTGATTGTAAGTAGGAGTTAAATCAGACCATTGAATGAATGGTTTGGTAATTTCTTTTCTTTGTAAATCCGTAGTTTTTCTAACCGGTAGGTTTATACCATAATGGTCCCAAACTCCAAATGAATTTATAAATAAGAAATTAACTCTTTCGTAATTACACTCTTCTACTAAATTATATTTTGCAATCTTATCAGTATCATACTCAATTTCATATCGAACTGTATCATCCAAATCTCCTTGAGTGAATCCCATACTTAATAAGTTTTTCGGACCAGTTGGTATATAATTTAAAACTGAACCAGAATTACTCATATCTAATACCGAAGATGTTATCAAGGTGTTACTACTATTATATAGTTTGTAAGTAAATGGTGGAGCAATATCAGATGGGTCATAGATTCCCATGATTCCATAATCAGTCATAGTAACATTTCTGTTATCATCTTTTCTTTGTGAATAAAGACCTGAGTTAGGATAGTTCGTTAAAGGTGTTACAGAGGATGTAGGGTACACATCTCCCCAATTCCATCCTATACCATTGTTTACATCTACGGTTCCTTGCCAGACACTTATAGGTGAGTTAGAACCTGTAATAGATGGGTCACCTGCTATATCGTTTCCATTATAAAGAGTTACATTGGATGTTAGTGAAGTTCCATATTCCTCACCGAATAAAATCTCAAAATCTTTATACTCATCAGTTTTATCTAAACCGAACGAACCACTTATAGTAAAGTAATCATATGACCATTCTAAATAATCATTCACAATACGTGCTACATCAAAGGTAGCAGTACTATTTGGATTAGGGTATTGTTTTATTCTTGTTAATAATTCACCACTTCCATTCTTTAAATCACACACATACTGATATTGTGGTTGGTTATATAAAGATGAGGTAACATTATACAATATGGGTGCATTTGCTACATTATACTTGGTGGGTTCAAAACTTATATTAATCGCCATTATACTTTTGCTCCGTTTTTCTTAAATATATCTATTATATCTTTATCTATATCTATCAACCCAGCATCTGATAATTCATCTTGTAGAGAACCCAAGGTTCTTTCTACTGCTGTTGTGATAAATGGTCTTGGTCTAAATCCTTTTTCTGCAATTGTTTTTCTTACAGGAAAAGGTAATGGACCTCCAATTACTTTTGAACGAAACTGACCTGGATCATATAATGATTCAGGATTAGATGGTTGTCTAACTTTCGTTCCACTAACTCCACTATCTTGATAGTATCCATACTCATCCATACGAATACTGAACTCATTAGTTCTTTCATCAAAGTTAACTTTAACCGAACGAGCCAGTTGACCTGTTTTGAGTAAGCGTTCTTGAAGAATACCATCTACTAATGCTTCTTCTAAAACTCGTGCAGTATTCTTTAAAACTTTGTTTACTTCCTCCATAGTTTCCTTAATTGATAGAAAAGTTCTTTACCCATAAGACCAAAGAAACCCCCTATTAAACCCAATACCGATGTCATTAATATATCGTTCAAACTTATTGTCATCAAAGAGGTGAAAATAAATCCACCTATAAAAGAGATTTTACTATCCATATCCATTACGTAGGAATATTACAATACGATATTCCACTTGCTGTTGATTCTAAATTAATAGTTGCAACCCATCCTGCGGCTTTATCACCGAAGGCTTCTATAAGTGGAACAATGTTAGTAAAACTCATATCAAAATCATATTGAACTGGACCATCTAAAATAAATCCATAAATATCATAGATACCTTGTTCAGTATTTGATAAGGATACTCTCCCATCATGGTCTGATAATCTTGGTACATCTAATGAGTATAATTCAAATGTAAGAGTTCTAACTCTACCATCTTGACCAGAAAGACCTTGTGATGATAATGGTCTCATAAAAAGGAGAGGATATCCCCTATTAACTACTGCATCTAAATTATCAATTGCACCAAACCCAAACCCTTTGTAATATTGGTTCTGGTCTACTGCCAACTCAAATAAATTTACTATCTCTTGAAAGTTTATCATATTATCTTCTCCAACTCATTTGTTGTAATCGTTTTCTTTCGTTCATTTCTTTTTCTTTGTTAATTTCTTCTTCTAAACTTAACCAATTCAGAACTGTAATTAAATTAACATCAGTAACAGTTTTATCACCGGTTAATCTAAGGATGCCTCCTTCTTGAGCCAAGTGATGTAAGGTTGCGAACCATCCATAGTGTTCAGCAACTGAGAGAGTTCCTTCCTCTCCTTCTTCGTCAGATTCTTGACTGATTTCTGGAAAGAGGTTTGGAAATCTTTTGAGAGTTCCATCCCTACGAACAAAAAAAAATTATATGCTCCCAATCCCATTGGTAACGGAAACTCTTTAAAGAGTTCTGCTCTCCACTCTCGTTTCTCTACATCGTAATCTTCTAATTCGTAGTATTTAAACAATGATTCAGCTTTACCTAAGATATACTTCACATTACTTTTTATCTTCCATTCTAACCCATCAAACTTACTTGATTTAATCGGTCTGTATAAGATAGCAAGTAGTTCGTGCATAGAATCAACACCATTCTGTAATCTACTTTCCATATCAATGAACTCACCTACACTCATTTTGTGTATAGGTTGGAAACCATAAGTAGTTCCTCTCCACTCAAAGATGGGTAAGAAGATAGATTGTAAATCTTCTAATCTTTGGTTGAGGTCTTTATAGATTTGGAATACTGATGTTAAGGACCAGTTCTCTACTTCACTCTCATCTATGTTAGATACAGCAGAAACAATCCTAACTATTCTTTTAGTTTGAGTTAAGTGGTCAAGGGTACCAAACTTTTGGTAATGACCTACTGTTAGAGTTTCCGGTATTTCTATCTTTAATTCTTTACTCATAATATTATCTTATACCATATTATATTTTTTATTAGGAGTTGGTATAAATGAAAAAACCCCCACCATTTCTGATGAGGGTCTTTCAAATAAACAAATAAAATACTACCTTATGGAAGCAGTATGTTTTTAATTCTTTCTATACCATCGTTTTTAGTTAGTTTAAGAGCTCCTTGTAATCCTTTAGTACTCATACTCATTCTATAAGTTTTATCATCTAAGAACTTATCTAATTTACTTTGGAACTCATTGTAATCTTTGTATGTATTCGCATTACTATCTATTTCATAGAAACAATCCTGTTCTTCAAATAACATTGGTAATCCTCTCATCATACAATCTGTACCACTTACACTCCAACCACCATGTTTCTGTTTAGGTTGAACACCAACACAACACTTGGATAGTAATTCTAAATATTGTTGTTTAGGATATTTCGTTGTATCTACCCAACTCCATTTGTTTGGTTTATCTAATAGAGGTGCCCATACTTTGAAATCTGTTCTATGTTCTCTATACCTTTCCATATATTTTATAAACCTATCCCAACCTTTATAACTCTCGGTTCTATGATTGAATACAATTACATTATCGTAATCATCTGATGGTTTATCTATAATTTTACTCTCATCTACTGATAGATGTAGTACTTCTAATATCGTATCTATCCTGTTTACTATCTCATCGTTAAAGTAATCACGCGCGTTATCTAACACCATTCTCTTTTGTTGGTGAGTATTAAGATAACATACTTTATAATCCAGAACGTTTATAAGTTCGTGTGGTAAGTTAAGTGAATAGTTTAACCAACTAATACCATTACACTCTTTCATCTCCCACCAATGTGAATAACCAATGATAGGTTTTTTAGTATATCTACCAATACTCCAATCAGTAAGGTGTGAGTAAACCATATCGTAATTAGATTCTTTAAGAAGTTTAATTACATCTAATGGTAAGTTACTTCGCATCCATATCATATTACCACTTATATCACACTCTACTTGCTTTACATTAGGTAAGTTTAGTTTAGATATACCTTTACCTCGGGGTATCGGTAGAACCCATTGTATCCCTTCTAATGAGTTGATGTGTTGATATATTACATCTACGAAACTATCCTTCTCCAAATCCTTGGAGAAGGTGTAGTTAGGTATAATAAGGATTGTTTTATTTATTTCGGGACTATTCCAAAACATTATTATTGATTTCTTGAGTGTTTAATAACACCTTCCCATATTTGGAATAAAGATGGTACATAGTAGATAGTACTCTCAAACTCGAATTTTTGAAAGGGTTCACCTTTGTATTCTAAATCGTAGTAAGGACCGTTGATATCATTGTACATCGTAACTGAATATTCAGTTTCTTCATTGTTAACTCTGATGTTCCATTTGGAATCTTTTTGAGTTAGAAATTCAACTTTGGTTTCTTTTGTTACATCGTTTGATGTGTTGTAGGTAAAAAATAAATCTCTCATAATAGTGTATTTTATTTGTGTTTGTTTATAATATAAAGATACGAAAATTAATCCGTATCTCCAAATCTTTTTTGAATTATTTTTATTTAATGTTTAATACTTTACATCCTTGTTTGGTTAAAGATTCTAAGTAAGTATCATAATCTAGATTGTTATACTCCATAAATCTTTCAATACCCCATTGAACTAACCCTTCAGATGGGTTTGTGATATCAATCAATTCCCCTGTGTATTCTAATTCATATCTTTGTAAATCGGGAAACTCTTCAAGAAGAAAGGTTTTTAATTCAGTATCACCAATACTAAATCCTTTTGTGATAGCTACATCTTGTTTGTTCTTTCCAAGATTACTCTTGAACTTGTTTAAGATGTTAACATCGTGTTTACCTTCTTCAATCATCTTATCGATGATGTTTACTAATAAGTTGTTTTTCTGTTGTACTTGTGTGTTTTCCATAATTGTGTAATTTAAGTGTTTATTTTTAATTTGTGATTAAGTGTATCTCAATCATTACTAAGTAAAGATACGAATAATTTTTAGTATCTCCAAATTTAATATGTTAAAATTTTGTTAAAGTTTGTTCTAACGTTTCTTTAACTGAAAGAATGTTTTGATACATATCCATAGTTTGTGTATCCCATACATCAGTAAGATTCGCAGTGTGTTTTCCATTTACAAGGTTGTTTATTTGACCTTGAGTGTTTAATCCTTCTTGAAGTTGTTTGATAAATAAATCTAAAACTTCATCTAACTTGTTAACGATAATTGTGTTTGTGTTTTCCATAATAGTGTAATTTAATTGTTTAATTTTAATTGTTTAATTTTTAATAGTTGGTTGAACTCTCACAACCTTACATACCAAATATACGAATAATTTTTATATCTACCAAATTTAATATGTTAAAGTTTTGTTAAAATTTATATCTTACCTTTTTCCATTAGTTTGAATATATCATATATCCTATCTATTTCTCCACTATAATAGGTTGATACCATTTCATCATCTAAAGTGTTTAGATAATCTTTTCTTTGAAGCAATCTACTTCTTAATTCATCTACTAACATTCCTGTTGTTTTTTCTGTGTTTACCATAATTGTTTAATTTTAATTGTTTATTTTTAATTTGTGATTAAGTATCTCTCAATCATTACTCTGTAAATATACGAAGATTTTTTGGTTTTACCAAACTATTTTGAAACTTTAACAAAACTTTAACATTTGATATACTCATCATCACTTCGTTACCCCTTACACTGGATTATACGTTCAAATCATATAAAAGGTTACAAAAGAAATGTTAAAGTTTTGTTAAAATTAATTAACAGAGCCAATATATATCTTTTTCTGTGAAGGGTTCTCTATCCTATTGAAGTTACAGATAGCTAAAGACATTACAGTATCATCGTGTGCTCCACTCATTGCACCATACTGAACCTTTCCACTTGGTAGGTATTTGTATTGGAACATTTGTAATTCTTTGTATAAGGGATTGAATAGATTAGGTGAAGGTAATTCTAATCCTCCATCTGCTATATCTGAAATCAATCTTCTAATGATATTCTCTTTACTCGTGTTAGAAGTAATGAAGGGTTTTACATTCTTGTATTTCTTTCTTACCATTTCATACA